CAAGAAATTCCGGCGAGCGCTGCCCATCAATTGAAGATGGACGGAACACTAGTAAATACATCTAGCAACTAGCAACTAGCAACTATGGCTGGCGTTCGTTCCCTTGACCTACCCGTGTCTCCCCGGGCCGGCGTCTTCCGCGCGATGGAGACGATCGTGCGCCAGAACCCGGTTTTCGGCCGAATCGTGAAGCCGGGCAACTTCCGCACCTGGCAGGGTGACCCCAACGACGTCAAGCCGTTCACGGTCGCGGAAGCGCCCTGCATCCGCTGGACGCCCATGAACACGGGGGAGACGTTCCGCACGCCCGACACGATGGCGGGCGACCTGCTGATCAACTGCGAGGTGATCATCCGCGGGTCATGCTGCGACGACCTGACCAACTTCTGGTGGATGCTCACGCGGTGCTTCTATCCGGCCTCGCTCTCCACCAGGCAAGCCAACGTGCTGGCGCTCCAGAACGCCGGGGCCCGCAGCGGCCTGGTGCTCTTTTCGCAGCCGGCGTACGACCCCGATCCTGATGGTGTGTTCTTCGCCGGGCAGGGACAGCTGAAAATTGAAATCCAGAGCCAGCTCAACACATAGATGATGCAGATGGATGAAGTTATTAGTAGTTATGTACAGAACATGACAAAAGGAAGCACCGATGTCGCGTGAGTTCCTGTACCTGGTCCAGGAGTCTGCGTACAAGACTCCCGTGGCCACCCCCATCGTCTACCCCACCGCATCGGCCAATGCGTTCTACATCCGGCTCGACGGGGCCAATACCTTCACCATGCGACCCAGGCCCGTCATGGTGGCGGTCCCCTATGGCGGCGGCGTGGCGATCGACGCCTTCCGGGTCTCCGACAAGATCGAGTGCAAGGGCCGGCTGGTCACGAAGCTCTATGCCGGGGCCCTGTCACAGTTCCTCCTGCAGTGGGGCGGGCAGCAGATCAATACCGCCCAGACCAGTCCCTGGACCACGACGGAGCCGGCGGGCGACCTAGCCAGCGTCTCCTGTTACCACGCGATCACTCGCAGCGACGGCTCGATCAAGCGGCGCGTCTATCTCGGCTGCAAGGTGGACGGGTGGGATGTCGAGGTCAGCGAGGACAGCACGATCGCGACGCTCGCGCTCGATATCTCCGGGAGCACCCCGCAGGGCAACCAGTTCGACTCATCGACCGACCCGAGCGCGACGACGTTCCCAGCGCCCACCGACCCGCAGCTGCCCACGAATCCTTATGTCTTCATCCATGCGAGCGGAGGGCTGACGATCGGCTCGGCCCGGACGCAGTTCCAGAGCTTGAAGCTGGCGAGCAAGAACGTGATCGCCCGCAGGTTCTGGGCGAACCGGTTCGTGAGCCTGATGCGCTGGGTCGGCCGATCCACGACGCTCGAGGCGGTCAACTTCTATGCCACGACGCCCGATGACCGCACGTCGTATGAAGGGCTCACGACCGAGACGACGTCTTTGGCGCTCTCCAACGGGACGCACTCGGTCACGTTCAACATGAATACGGCCAGCGTGATTAGCCAGTTCGAAGATCAGTTGCCCTTGAACGACCTTTACACGCAGACGATGACGATCACGAACCAGTGGGATGCCACCGCCGGTTCGGACCTCGCCTTTGCATTCACCTGAGACGCAGGGTCCGCTCCGCGGACCAGCCTTGTCTGGTGGGCGTCGCTTCACTCGACCCACAATACTAAGAAATGGGACGATCCCTCAGGGAGCGGTACATTGCCTGACGAAAAGATCAGAGCAGAGCTTGACCTCCAGAACCAGCAATACTTCGCGGCGGCACAACAGGTCATTGCCATTGCCGAGGACGCCCAGCTTGCGACCTCGCTGGAGAAAGTCGCACAGAGTACTCAGGATGAAGCACAGGCCATGGAGATTGCCGCCCGAGCGGCCAGCTTGCTGGGCCGGGGCCACGCCGATCTCGGGCGCGAGTTCCCGCATGTCAGCTACGCGGTCCAGGATTTCACCAGCCTCAACGGCACCCAGGGCCTGGGCCGGAGCGGCAACGTTTCCAAGGTGCAACGGGGCGAAAGCGAAAGCGAAGGAACGGCCGCACAAGAGGCCCATGATAGGATCGATGTGGTCAAGATCCAGCGCGACGCCCAGGAGAAGTCCGACCGGGAGCCCGCGGCGAAACGGAAACGCGAGCGGGTCGAGAAGGCCCTCGATCAGCGAACCGAGCAAGACAAAGACATCCGGGACGACGACGCCAACGCCTACGTCCACGGCGTCAACGACCAGATCGCCAACGCTCGGTGGGCCGCTCAGAAGGCCAAGAACCAGGAATCGCGGCAAGCCAAGGATGAGCCCCAGGCGGACCGGGCCAATCAGAGCCTGATCAGCGAGATACTCAAGCAGCAGGACCGGGTCTTGCAGATGAGCCAGAACGGCACCGTCAACCAGATGGAGGCCCAGGCTGTCATGGCCCAGTTCTCCGCCCGGATCGACCAGCTCATCGCCAAGCAGCGCGAAACGGCGACGAAGAGCCTCCACATGGACACTCTCAACACGATACTCGGCACACAGCAGGACTTCGCCGCCGAGCTCCAGCAGGCCCGTCAGTACAACGCCCAGGCCCGCAAGATCAACTCGAACAACAGGACCTTCCAGAACACCGGCGGCGGTTGACGGGCCGATGCCCCGTACTGGCATGTCGTGCCCCTACCTTCTAAACATATGTCTGACCGGGTACACTCGGTCAACATTTGTCTAGGAGGTCTCGTCTATGGGCGTGTTCGCAAGCCAAGTCTCAATCTCGATCCCTGGCTCTCCCACCGCCCCGACGGGGCATAACAACTCAGCACGGGGCAACGCCCCGTCCGGGAACATGGCCAACACTGATTACTTAACCGTCGCCGGCAGCCAGATCAACCTCGTGACATACGAGGCCACGATTGACCGCTGCACGCCTTACGTCCGGGGCGGCATCCCCGAGCTGAATTTCTCGCGCATCCTGGGCAAGCTCACCGCGCTGCCGGACCCGTGGAGCGGCCAGAGCGTCTCGTGGTCGAACGGCTCGAGCTACCCCGGGACGACCTACTTCGCCGGGGATGTCGTCGGCTATACCGACCGCTACGAGCCCGAGGTCGGCTGGGTCCGCGAGTACCGCGCTTTGGGTCTGAGGAATCGGGCCGATTCTGTTCCGGTCACCGACAGCAACACGCTCTCCGACACCGCCAGCTACAACTTGCCGTTCGATGATATCTATGCCATCCCGGCCCGCGAGGGACGCACTGTCGGCCAGTGCATCCTCGACCTGCTCAGCATGAGCGAAAACGTCGCCGCGCTGGCAAGCTACGGGATTGGCAACTTCACCTCGAGTGGCTCCGGGGGCGCGGGCACGGCCGTACTCACGGGCACGACGGTTTCCTCGGTCACGGTCGCGGAGAGCGGCTCGGGCTATACCGTGGCCCCCACCGTGGTCTTGGCCGGCGGCGGGGGAACGGGAGCGAGCTACACGGCCACGGTCTCCGGCGGCGCCATCACCGGCTTCACCCAGACGAGCGCGGGCACGGGCTACACCAGCGCCCCGACCGTCATCATCTCGACCCTGCCCTCGATCACGGTGACGGACCTCGCGGCGCTCACGATCATCCCGCCCTTCAGGGTCACGTTCGCGGGCGAGCGGGTCATCCAGTCGATCGAGTCGAGCTTGCAGTCGACCTACCCGACCTACTGGGTGCACATCGACACCAGCGGCAACATCCGGTTTTTGAACACCTTGAGCTTCACATCGAATACCATCACGCTGGGCGGCTCGGACGTCCGCTGGCTCATGCCCAGCCTGCACCGGGACCTCTCCGACTGTTACAGCCAGCTCATCGTCCGCGGCGATCTCTGCGTCTCCGGGGTCACGCTGGCCGTGAAGCCGTGGCCCGGCTCGGCGAACACCGACGGTGGGCTCCAGGAGGACTTCACGTTCGGCTCGTACACCACGAACGCGGCGGCGATCGCGGCGTGGAACCCGAATGATTACCAGCAGCTCTCGCTCCAGACGGGGCAGGACCAGGGGAGATGTACTTGCTCGAGCACGACCGCCGTCGTCATCACCTCGCAGAACACCAGCCTCACCCTCACCGCGGATCAGCTCGATCAGACCTCGACCGGCCAGCACGCAATCCTGACCGTCTACTGCGACACGATCGCGAATCTTCAGCAGATGTTCTCCGCCCGGGTGATCGCCAATACCGCGATGACGGCGGGCGGGACGAGCACGCTCACCCTCGATCGAGCCTTGCCGTCGACCGCCTACAACGCCTATCGCCTGTACGCGCTGTCCTCGCTTGGGAACGTCGTCTGGCGGCGGTACAAGGTCACCAACTCGTACATTGCGGCCCAGATGCAGCAGTTCTTCCCGTACCCGTTCGCGTTCCGGAACTCGGACGGCACCGCCGCGGCCCTGACCACATCGCCGGTGTGCTCGGTCTACTGGAGTTCCTCGGGATCGCCTCCGTACAACCAGTCGTCGATCGGCGTCCAGATCGATCCGGTCTCGGGCACGATCACGACCGTCTCGCCCACCAGCCTCGTCTACGGCGGCGGGGTCGTGACGCCCCCGACCGACGTCCAGGTTTTCCTGCCGGTGGCGAATGGGAGTCTCCAGGTCCAAAGCCCGTCAGCCGGCGGCTACGCGGGCACTCTCTACACGGTGGAAGGCGTCCAGCGCACCAAGACCGTGACGGTGCGCGAGTGGCGCGATTATAGCCTGAGCGCGAACATGCAGGCGTACTCCGATCAGCTCTTCAGCGCACTCTGCAACGTCGTCGTCGAGGGCACGATCGGCTACCTGGGGTTGGCCACGACGTATCTAGCACCCGGCCAGGCGGTCTCGATCACGGGCAGCTCCTACACGACCGGCTATGAAAGCGTGGCCCTGCCGGTCGCCTCGATCGAGATCCAGTTCAATCCGGGGCCTGGGGGCACGTCCTACGTCAGCACGCTCCATTTGTCGAATCGGCAAGCCCGCTACACCGGCGACGTCTTCATTCGCTCCGCAGTCACCGGCCAGCAGATCGGCGGTCAAGGTTGGGCCGCCAATGCGTATTCGGGGCTCTCGCACTACCTCCAGTCCGGGCTCGGCGGGGGGTTCGCCAGCGAAGTCACCGGTGCGGTCTGCGACTTCGGATCTCAGAGTGCCGAGGCCGTTGGCGGGTTCGGCGGCGACACGGCGGGCGCGGTTGGCGGGTTCGGCCAGGAGGGCGCCGGGTCCTTCGCCGGCATGCTGGGCGACGTCAACCCGGACCTCGCCGACGCGACGGCCACGGCCGCGGCGAACAACCAGCTCGGCACGATGGAACTGCGTCAGAAGCTGGTTGCTGGTTCTTAGCGGACAGGGCCGACCCCGCAAGCGGGGTTTCCCCCGCCTGTGCTGACCTGTTTTCGCCCTTTCAGGGCACTCGATTTGCCCCGAAGGGGCATAACATCTTAGCACGGGGCAACGCCCCGTCCGGGGAGACTCTTGAACGCTACCTTGAACCGCCTCGGACAGCTCGAGGCCCGCTTCGAGCGGATGCGCCTCGATCTCCAGGACTGTCAGCGCAAGCTCACCCAGGCGCTGCAGCAGATCCGCGACGGGCAGGCGAAGTATACCCCGTCTGGCGGCTCGGGGGCCTGCACCGTCTACCAGGTCTCCGGCGGCCTCGTCATCCCGGCGGGAGGGTCAGCCACGGCCAACGTCTACGCGCTCTCCGGAGGAACCAGCACGCTGGTTGCCACGAGCGCGACCGTCTACAATACATACGCCGTCGCCACCACGTCCGGCAAGCCCCTCACAGTCGGGGCCAACGGCGACGGCTCATTCACCGTAATCGGGCAGAGCTGCTGATGAGCTGTCTCTCGGCTTTCGACGTTGGCGGGTGCGGCTGCTCCGGCGTGGGCGGTTCCGTCGATTGCGTCACCTGCGGGGCCTTCGGCATCCCCGCTACGCTTTCGATCACGGACGCGCTGGGCACTTACACCGCGACCTGGACATCCTCGCTCTCGCTCTGGGTCACGCCCCAGCTTTGCTCGGCGCCGTCAACGTCTCCGACCGCGAAATGCACATCGGGAACGGGGGCTTGCAACGTTAGCACCCAAGCGGCCGGCGCCCTCTACATTTACTCGATCGGATGCACTAGCTCGGGCCACATGTCGCTGACTCGTTACTGGTACGAATTGAGGTGCGTTTCGCCGCTCTACCAGTACTCGCCCTGCTCTTGCTCTCCCGGTGGACCGCAAGCTTACTCGTCATCGGGGTCGGTGGCCGTGACCTGTGGCTCGATCTCCTGGTCCGGAACGCTTGCCAAGGTATCGGGCAACCTGGCTGACCCCGTGGGCGGCACCACGAGCTTCAGCCAATGACGCCCGAGTTGCGAGCCAGGCTCCAAGAGTGGTTATGCTCCGGTGATGCGGTCAAGCGCGCTCATG